CATTGCCAAAGGCAAAAGCAGTGCCGCGTACTGGGCAGACAAGGTTAAGTGGGCAGAAGGAGGGGAAGTGGATACTTGTTACGCTGAAGGCGGTTCTGTTGTAGGCGATTTACCATTTGATGATACAGATCAATTGCGTTTATATCATCAAGCCATGCAACATTTTGATGATTTGATGGAAAACACAGGCGGCTCAAAAAAGATGGGCAAGACTGAGGCGCGTATCAATTACAACACCACAACAAAAGGTGATCGTGATCGTGATAAAGATTTGCACACGCTCATTGCTGATTATGGTGTGGACGTTGGCAAAGGCGTTAATCTTAACGCCACTATGATTAAACCAATGGAAGCCGAAGGTGTTTACCTTGGCAATCTTACTGGTTCAGTTCCTGTTGGCGAAGGTCGTGCGTCACTTGGTTTGCAAGGTTTGCACACAAAGTACAGTGATGGGTTGTCTGGGTACACTGCCGGCTATAATGGCAAAGTAGGTGATGGCAATTTAAGCGCAAGTTATTTTGAACCAGCCGATCACAACAGTGCTGGTCGTCAAGTGCAACTAGAATACAGTATGCCATTTGCTGATGGTGGCTCAGTATCAGAATTTGAAGATCCAGCGCACGAGCGTTTGTATCGCAGAGCGATGGCGCACTTTGATGACATGCGTGAAAAGCAAAACTTTGAGGACAATGACTCAATGATTGCATCGACAATCTTGCATCCAGTTGAAGCGGCAAAGCGTTATGGCAAGCATTTAAACGATATGTATGCAATTGCAACAGATCAGTTAACAGATGCAGAACTTGCAGCCGCTAAAGATGCTGGTTATGACGAAGAAAGTTATCCGCTATACGCAATGGAGCATCCAATATTCAGAACTGATGCACAAAAAGCTCAAGCAGGAATGGAGTTTGCTGGTCTTGCGCAAACAGGTGCAATGCCGTTTGCTCCAGAAATTAGTCCAGCAACACTTGGTTCAATTAATAGTCCAAAATCACAACTTGGTAAAATTGGAGCAACTAGAGAGAAAAAAGTAATTACAGAACCAGAAGAAGGATTAAAACTTGGACAACGCATATCAACTGCAAATCCAACTGCAATTGCTGCTGAACAAATGGGATTTCATTCAACACCAGAATATATAATTAATTCTGAAATAATGAGATCAAACCCAGAAGCATTTGAAAAAAATATGAAATTGATGGCTGAATATATGCCGTCAAGAAAAAGATCAACTGATGCGCGATTTGAAGATTATAAAAATTATATCAGTGACAACTTGTCATATTTAGCAAAACAATCACAAGATGATTTCTTTAAAAGATCTGGCAATTGGTACAAAGGCGCAAACGCTTTGGCAAATGACATGTCAAATGCGTATGATATTCCAATTGAAGCATCAGCAGGTGTTCTTGCAAGATTATCTCCAGGAATGGATTGGATGCAAAATGTTGAGCAAGCAGATAGATTAGCCGATATATGGCGAAATCATCAAAATACAATAATGCCATCCGGAGAATTTAAAGGAACTAAATTGCAAGACATGCCAGATTCTTCAGCAAAAGCAGCATGGATAAGATCTTTTGATGAACAAACTACGCCAGGTCACTTTTATGGATTAACACCAGAAGGTGGTTTAACAGAAATTCAGCGAACATTAAAAGGCGAACCAAAATCTTTAATGTGGCAATCAAACGCTAATTTGTTACGAGCAGTTAATATGCTTGAAGATTCTAGCATAGAAAATATATCTAAAAACATGGGATTATCTGGTCATAAAATTAGAAATTTCTATAACAATATAGCTGATCCTTTTCATCCAGAAGATATAACGATTGATACTCATGCTGTTTCAGCAGGATTGTTAACTCCGTATTCACAAAAAGGAATACCAGTTGGACATGCTTTTGGTGGAGGAGCAATTCCTGGAGTTGTTGAAGGATCTGCAAAATCTGGTATGGCTAGTGGAATGTATGGATTATATGCGGATGCATATCGTGATGCAGCTAAAAAAGCTGAAGTTATTCCGCAATCAATGCAATCTCCAACATGGGAGCTAATTAGAGAAAACTTCCCAACATCGGGTGTTCAAAAAGATAAATTGCGCGAAGAAATTGAAAAGCGCGTATTAAATGATTTGAAAAAAGGAAATATTTCACCAGAAATGGCAAGAGAAAGTATTATTGATATAACAACAAAAGGAAAAGGATTTAAATATCCAGATTGGTATAAATAATAAACAGGAGTTGCCCAAGTGACTTGCCCAGATACTTGATGCGTCAGCAACTCCTTTCTGGGTAAGTCAATTATACTAATATGCTATACTTCACGCAAACGAAACACACACAGAGGTAAACGATGGCACAACAATTTGAAGACGACGAAGATCAAGAACAACCGGATGCACAAGAAGGTGAAAACGTAGATTTTGAGGATACCGACAAAACTGACGTTGAAGACACTGAGGATGGTGGTGCTATCGTTCGCTTGCAGGATGAAGCAGAGTCACAACAAAACGCAGAGCATTTTGCTAACATCATTGATGAAGTAGATCAAGGTGATCTTGAGATGGCTATCAGTGAATTGATAGACAAGATTACCAACGACAAAGAAGCACGCGAGAAACGCGACAAACAATACGAAGAAGGCATTCGACGCACTGGTCTTGGCGATGATGCACCGGGTGGCGCACAGTTCACCGGTGCAAACAAAGTAGTACATCCAATGCTTGTTGAAGCGTGCGTGGATTTTTCTGCGCGTGTGATGAAAGAGATTTTCCCCGCTAACGGTCCTGTAAAGAGCAAAATTGTTGGTGAGAAGGATCAAGACAAAGTAGAGAAAGCAGATCGTAAGACTGATTTCATGAACTGGCAGTTAACCGAGCAGATGGTTGAGTTTCGTGGTGAGCTTGAACAGTTAAGCACGCAACTTCCACTTGGTGGTGGTCAGTACATGAAATTCATGTGGAATCCACTCTATAAACGTCCGATGGCAGAGTTTGTTCCTATCGATGACATTTATTTGCCGTTTGCAGCCACAAACTTCTACACAGCCGAACGCAAGACGCATGTGCAGTACATTACCAAGTTTGAGTACAATCGTCGCGTCAAGAGCGGTATGTATATCGATGTTGACTTGGGTGTGCCAACAGATCCAGAGTTTAGCAAAGCATCACAAGCTAATGACAAAATTGAAGGCCGTAAAGATTTAAGCTACAACGAAGACGGTTTGCGTACTATTTTTGAGATCTACACATACTTAGATTTTGGCGATGGGCCGGAACCTTACATTTTAAGCGTAGACAAATCCACCGAGAAAGGTTTGTCGCTGTATCGTAACTGGGAGCCAGAAGACGAACAACGCAAAGAGTTGGAGTGGATTGTTGAATTTGCTTTTGTTCCTTGGCGTGGTGCGTATCCAATCGGCTTGACTCACATGATTGGTGGATTGTCTGGCGCAGCAACAGGCGCACTGCGTGCATTGCTTGATTCAGCGCATATTCAAAACGTGCCAACACTGCTAAAGCTCAAAGGCGGACCGGGCGGTCAAACGCTGAACGTGCAACCCACAGAAGTTGTCGAAATGGAAGGTGGCGCGTTGATTGATGACGTGCGTAAACTTGCCATGCCATTGCCATTTAACGGACCATCACCTGTTTTGATGCAGTTGCTTGGCTTCCTTGTTGATACCGGCAAAGGTGTTGTGCAAACCACGTTTGAAAAACTGTCAGATCAGAACCCAAATCAACCAGTCGGCACCACAATGGCGTTGATTGAACAGGGTATGGTGGTATTTAACTCGATTCATTCGCGTTTACACAGCTCAATGTCGCGTAGTTTGAAGATTTTGCACCGAATTAACAGTGCTTATCTGACAATTGAAGACATTAAAGCGCAAGAATCGGGAATTGACATCGAGCCATCTGATTTTGATGGACCAATGGACATTATTCCTGTCAGTGATCCTGCAATTTTCAGTGAAACACAGCGTTTTGCGCAAATTCAAGCGATTATGCAACGTTCTCAGATATTTCCGCAGTTATATGACATGCGAAAAGTCGAGGAAATGTTCCTACGCACATTAAAAGTGCCATCTAGTGAAGTATTGAAGCCAAAACCAGCACAAGATGACATGGATCCTGCGTCAGAAAACGTGGCAGCCGCTATGGGTTCGGGAATTTATGTACTTCCACAGCAAGATCACATGGCGCACATCATTACGCACATGGCATTTGTTAAATCGCCATTGTTTGGGTCAAATCCTGTGATTGCGAAAACGTTTTTATTTCCAATGGTGGTGCATTTACGCGATCATTTGCTTAATTATTATTTAACTGAAACTCATGATGCTGTAGATAAAGCACAAAAGCAGCAATTGATTCCAGAAGAAGCACAAAATCAAGTTCAACTGATATTACAAGTGCAACAATTTATCGAACAGCAAATGAATGGCTTTAGTGAACAATTGCAAGAAATGGATAAGCAAGCAGAGCAATTTAAACCACAGCCACAGCTTCCACCAGATCATGCACTTGAAATTGCACAGATGAGCGCAGGTATTCAGCAAAAAGCACTAGATCAAAAAGCACAAACGGATCAAGCAAGATTGCAACTTGAACAGGTTAAATTGCAAACACAAACGCAGTCTGAACAAGCAAAAATCGCTGCACAACAGCAAGAACGTGCTGACAAGATGCAATCGGAGCAAGCTCGTATCTATGCTGAGAACCAACGTGCAATGGCTGAAATTCAAATGCGCGAAGCAATCAACACAGCCGACAACAATACTGCTAAACTTATCACTGCCGCAGAACTGGAGCATGAAAGTAAAACGTCATTAACAACAGGAACCGGCATTAACTTTAATCCGTAAGGAGATGACATGAAAGACACAAAAGGCAAAGAAGTTCCAATGACCGGAGCGGACGTGAAACAACACAAACGCATGGCGGCTGGTGAAAAAGTCGATGGACAAAAATTACCAGCAGAACCTAAAGGCAAGAAGTCAGCTTGGTGAACATCGAAACCAAGCTATTAAACAAGCTCAAAGTCGAACAACAAATGTTTGCTGTTGAGGCTTTGAAGAAACCACAAACACGCGATGCCTTCGAGTACGGGTATCGTGTGGGAACGGTTGCCGGTTATGAAGCGGCAATCAACGTACTCTTAAATCTTATAGACGAGGATAAACACAGTGACAATGACCTTTGAGAATGCAATGGCAGAGGCTTTTCCAGCAGTAGATGCAGGAATTCAGCCTTTTGGAAGCCGCGTTCTGATTCAGATTCGCACTCCAAAAAAGAAAACAAGTGGCGGGATTATTCTCGACATTGGAACACAAGACACTGAGAAGTGGAACACACAGATCGGCAAAGTGATTTCGCTAGGACCACTTGCGTTTAAAAACCGTAATGACATGACAGCGTGGCCGGAAGGTGCATGGTGTCAAGCTGGCGAGTTTGTTCGTGTTGCCAAGTACGGTGGTGATCGTTGGGAAGTTAAAGTTCCCGATACTGACGAATCGGCAATGTTTGTAATTTTTAACGACTTGGATATTATTGGTCAAGTCACTGGTGATCCATTAAAGATCAAAGCATTCATCTAGTAGGAGGTGATTTATGGCAGACGTAATTAGAGAAGATGACGACAATGATGATGAAATTGAAATTGTCGAAGATATAAATGAATTAAGCGATGAGGCTTATGACGAGCAAATTGCACGCGATGACGACGATGACGTTGACAGTGAGCGTGAAGCAATTCGTGAGCGTCGTAGAAAAGAAAAGTTAGAACGTAAAGAAAGAAAAACACAGGCGATTAGTCGTGACAAGTTAGAGCTGGATTTCCTTCGTAAACGCAATGATGATTTGGAGCGCAGAGTTTCTGTACAAGAAGTACGCGCACACCAAACTGATTTAGGCGCGTATGATGCGTATATCAATCAAGCAGCGCAAGAAGCAAACATGGCAGAGCGTGTTATTGCCAAAGCGGTTGAGCGTGGAAATGGCGAAGATGTAGCGCAGGCAATGCGTTACCGTGACCAAGCGATTGCTAAAGTTCAGCAGTTGCAATTCCAGAAACAGCAGGCAGCACAACAACGTCCAGTAACGCAACCAAATCAAATGGATGATTTGACAATGCACTACGCCAAAGAATTTATTGCTGATAATCCTTGGTATGATGCACAAGGTCGCGATGAAGATTCTTCAATTGTTATTGCTATTGATCAGACGTTAGCAAAAGACGGTTTCAATCCACAAACAAGTGAATACTGGGACGAGCTTAGAAAACGTGCGGCACGCAGACTACCAGAAAAGTTTGGAAAGAAACAAAGTGAACGTACTGCGCGTGGCGGCCCATCCGTTGGATCTGGTCGTGAACATGCACCAACATCAACCCGCAAAGAAATGTATGTGAGTCCAGAACGCAAATCAGCTTTAGTTGAAGCTGGTGTCTGGGATGATCCCGTACTTCGCAATAAATATTTAAAGCGTTACGCAGAGTATGATCGTAACAACAAATAGTATTGCGTTTATTGAATATCAATTTATAATTATTTCCAATCGCTGAAAGGAGCGAATATCATGACAGACGAAAGATTAAACAAATCCGCTGGAACCAATAGAAATAATCGTGCGATGACAGATCGCGCAGTTACACAAAATCGGGAAGTGACAGAAGACGAGCGGGTTGAGATGTTTCGACAAAGTTTTTTCCAGTCCAGTTTACCGGACTTGCCAAAACTTCCAGGCTGGCATTGCTGCTGGCTAACAACAACGAATCCCAGAGATTCCATCCAAATGCGTATCCGATTGGGGTATGAACCCGTGAAGCCAGAAGACGTTCCTGGCTGGGAATACGCAACGCTTAAAACAGGCGACTGGCAAGGTTTCATTGGGGTAAACGAGATGTTGGCTTTTAAACTTCCGTTATCACTTTATGAAAAGTACATGACCGAAGCTCACCACAATGCACCCATGCGTGAAGAAGAAAAACTGACTGATACAGCAGATTTTCTTGAGCAGCAAGCAAAGTCATCAAAGTCAAGATTGACTGTGGGAGATGGCAATCTGGAAATTGGCGAACATAGAGATGCGCAATTCGACATCTCTTAACGAACCATTTAAAACTTATTCCATTTAGGAGCTATTATGTCTACAACTAGCGCACCCTATGGTTTCAGACCTTCTTTCCACAACAGTGGTCAGATGCGTCCTAAAGCCTATACAATCGCGAGCGCATACGCTGCGTCTATTTACTCTGGGGATCCAGTTAAATTAGTCACTGCCGGTACAATTGAACTTGGCACTTCAGACGGTACTCGTTCTGGTACTGCTGCGGGTATTTCATTACTCGGTATTTTTGCCGGTGTAGAATACTTGGACTCAACTGGCAAACCTACTATCGCTCCATTCTGGACTGGTGGTACGACAGGTACAAACGTTGTTGCTTGGGTTTATGATGATCCAGAAACAATTTATGATGTTCAATTTGCAAACCCAGGAACAGCGGGAACTGATTCAGTTCAAACTGCTGTTGGTGCTGAATGCGATTGGCGTGTGGCTTCACCAGGCGGATCAACATCAACTGGTATCAGCTCAACATACTTAACCGCAGAAGTCGCGACATCTGGTCAATTCCAGATTACCGGTTATGCATACCTTATCACTGATTCAGCTACTGATGCTTATGTAAACATGACCGTTCGCTTGAACGAATCACAATACAAAGCTCCAGTTAACAGCGTAAGCTAAAGGAGGATATTGAATCATGGCAACTCCAATGAGAAGTACCGATTTTAGATCGGTAGTCGAACCAATCCTTAACGAAGTATTTGACGGTGTTTACGATCAACGTGCTGACGAATGGAAACAGGTTTTCAAAGAACAAAAAGGTATTCCCCGTAACTACCACGAAGAACCTGTTCTTTATGGATTTGGTGCGGCACCAGAATTACCAGACGGTATGGCAGTATCTTACCAATCTGGTGGTGTGTTGTTCTTGCAACGTTACCTTTACAAAGTATATGGTTTGGCGTTCAGCTTAACCAAAGTATTAGTAGAAGATGGCGATCACATCCGTATTGGTCAAACTTACGCAAAACATTTAGCGCAATCTTTGATTGAAACAAAAGAAACATTAGCAGCTAACGTATTAAACCGCGCATTCAACGGTTCATATACAGGTGGTGACGGTGTATCTTTGATTTCCACAGCGCATCCAATCGTTTCTGGCACATTCAGCAACCAGTTATCAACTGCTGCTAACTTGTCACAAACATCGTTGGAACAAATGTTAATTCAGATTCGTAACGCTGTTGACAACAACGGTAAACGTATTCGCTTAACACCAAAACAAATCGTTTCTGGTCCTTCAAATATCTTCCAAGCTGAAGTATTGTTGAAATCAGCACTACGCGCAGGCACAGCCGACAACGACATCAACCCAGTTAAATCAATGGGTTTACTTGCTGACGGTCAAGCTAACTTATCTCGTATCACTTCATCTACTGCATGGTGGATTCAAACTGATGCACCAGAAGGTTTAAAACTTCTTATGCGTCGTGGTCTTGAAAAATCTATGGAAGGTGACTTTGAAACTGACTCAATGAGATATAAGGCGACAGAGAGATACACGCTCGGATGGACTGATCCAAGGGGAGTCTATGGGACGGCCGGAGTCTGAGGACTAGTCCAGCATAATTGGACAAATGCCTGCTTTTGATGTTAATATGAGTTTTTTATTCATAAAAACAGAGAAAGCAAAATGGCTAAAAAATGTTCAATAGTAAATTGCATAGCTCCTGTGGTAGCACGGGAGTTATGTTCTACACACTACAAACGCTATCAACGTCACAAATCTACAGATCAAACTAGACCTTCTGATTGGGGTCAACGCGAAAAACATTCACTTTATAGAATATGGTGTGGAATCATTAGGTATCATCGTAAAAATATTTGCGATGAATGGTCAAATGATTTTTGGAAATTTGTAAAAGATGTGCCAGAAAAAACATCAAATAGTCGTGCAAGTAGAATTACTGAAACTAAACCTTGGTCAAAAGATAATTTTTATTGGCGTGAAGTTGAAACTGCCTCAATAGATGCAAAAGAAAAACAACGCAAATTTCGTGAAGCAAATCCTTTATATGGAAAAAATACATATTTAAAAAAAATGTATGGTGTAGATTTAGATTGGTATAACGCTCAATCTGAAAAACAAAATCATCTTTGTGCAATTTGCAAAGAGCCAGAAACTTCTATTATTCATGGCAAAAAAATATCATTAGCAGTAGATCATTGTCATGACACAGGAAAAGTTCGCGGATTATTATGCAGAAAGTGCAATAATGCAATTGGTGCATTTAAACATGATAAGTATATAATACAGCAAGCTATCAAATATTTAGAAGATAGTAATTTTCTGGAAACCTTTAACGCTATGCACGACTGACCAGACAGACGACATGAAGACTGCATAGTAAAACCTTTCATGTGAGGAATCAAAATGGCTTCAACCACATTCTCTGGACCAGTAACGTCTACTAACGGTTTTATTGGTGCAATTACTGGCTTAGAAACAGTTACAACATTAACAGCGGCTGCAACATTAACTGCCGCACAAAGTGGTACAACTTTCTTTTTAAACTCTGCAACAGAATTTGTAACTACACTTCCTGCGCCTGTAGCCGGTTTAAATTACACATTTATTGTTACTGCTGCTCCTTCTGGCGCAAGCTACACCATCGTTACTGCATCAAGTGCTAACATTATCAAAGGTCAAGCGGTTAACGCTGCTGGCGTTGCTGGTGATACCGGTACTGCTGATGACACCATTTCTTTTGTTGATGCACAAGCTGTTGCTGGCGATCAAGTTACTGTGATCAGTGATGGTACATCGTGGTTTGCAAAAGCGTTTTGCGCGGTTGCGGCTGGTGTGACATTTACACAAGCAAGCTAATTTGATGAGGCGTTAATTCGCCTCATTTCAATCAACAGGGGAGCATCATGGCTGACGTAGTAGCATCACAAACATTGCTTGACGGTGAACGATTGTTTATTGGCAAGTTTACAAATATCTCTGACGGCACAGGTGAAACTGCGGTTGTCAAAATTAATCCATCAACACTTAGCGTGAACGCTTATGGTCGCGCATGTAATGGTGTTAAAATTAATAAAATTTGGTCAACCACACATGGTATGGAAGTCCGTATTTTATGGGACGCAACCACGGATGTGTTTGCATGGATGATTCCGCAAAACAGTAATTATCTGATGGATTTTTCTAGTTTTGGTGGTTTGCAAAACAATGGTGGAACAGGTGTTAACGGCAACGTGTTATTCACAACAGCAGATATGTCTGCCGGTGATATGTACACAATTGTCATTGAGTGTCTTAAAACTTATGCAGCGGCTTAAAGATATGACTAGTGAAATGCAGATCATGTTTTGGAATATTGGACTTTCACTTATCATCACAATCATCGGTGCTGTTTTGAAATACAAGTGTGATGAACTGACACGAATTAGCATATTGCTAAATAAAACCCGCGAAGAAGTAGCGCGTGAATATGTCACAAAAGTAGAAGTTCACACAGAAATTGATCGTTTAATGAGTCGGCTGGAAATCTTAGATGCAAAGCTCGACAGAATTATAGAAAGGGGTTAATAAAATGAGTAAATCATTAAAATATGTAACAGAGTTCGAGTTTCCTTCTGACAAAGGTTACACAGGATCATGCGCAAAAGAACCTGCAAAAGCCTATGCTAAAGGTGGTTCATGCAGTGGATACGCTAAAGGTGGATCATGCGGTGATAGCAAGATGATGAAAGCAAAAGGCGGTAAAGTTGTTGAACGTGCTACAGGTGAAAAATACCCAAGTCGTGAAGCAATGGTTCGTCATGAATCGCTTGAAACACCAAGAATGCAACGTGAAGAAGTGGTTAAACGCCAAGTTGTCAAAGCACCACAAAGCCGCAGACGTGGTGAGCCAATGATTGCACCTAAAGAACGTGGTGAAACATTATTAGCGAAAAGACAGCAACAAGGTGCATTAGGTGCAATTGCCCAAGCCAATACGCCTGGTCAAGCCATGATGAAAAAAGGCGGATCTGCTAAAGAATCAGCAAAAGTTGGTAAAGTAATGGGTGAGTTTAAATCTGGTGATTTGCATTCTGGTAGTAAAAAAGGCCCAGAAGTGACAAACAAAAAACAAGCGTTAGCAATTGCAATGTCTGAAGCTAAAAAAGCATCAAGCAAAAAAGGTTAGTGCTATAATTTAGCAAAAAACTGAGGTTAATTAAATGGCATATTCTGGTGAAGTAAGTACAACGGTTTTCAACGCAATAAAAGTCGTGGATCATGCCTTTAGACGTTGCCGACTTCCTGCGCAAGCAATTACAGCAGAGATGCAGACTTACGCACTGGAATCGCTATATTTGCTGCTTTCTGACTTAGCAAACATTAAAACACCGAGCTGGTGTATTGAAAAAGTTATCCTGCCAATGTATGAGAATCAACCGATTGTGACGCTACCAAATGGCACAGTTGAGGTTCTCAATCTAAATTACAGAACCTTGCAACCGGTCACCGGCTCAGTGGTGTCAACCTCGCTGGCTTACACGGTTAATTTCACCACGCAAACCACTGTTGATACTATTGGTATTGAATGGAGCGCAAACGCTGTTCCTTTGACATTTCAAGTCAGTACCAATGGCACTGTATGGGTTACAGTCGGAACGTCGTCTGATACCGCTACAGCAGGTCAAATAACATGGACAGACATCTCTGGTGCGCTGGCTTATCAATATTTTAGAATCACATCAACTTTGCCAATTTCTTATACTGCAATCACGATGGGTAATTTGCCGCAAGAGATTCCTCTCGGTCAGTTGAATCGTGATAGCTATGTTAATCAAAGCAACAAAGTTTTTCCTGGTCGTCCGAGTAATTA